GTCTTCCATGATGGCGCAAGCGGCACAACAAGTACTGCAAGAAAGCCAAGCGCAAACAGCACAACAACAAGCGCAACAGCAGGCACAAGACCCTGTCATTCAAATGCAGCAACAAGAACTGGCAATCAAACAGAAAGAAGTTGATCTGAAAGAGAAAAAGTTTGCCACCGACGCCGCAGCTAAAGCGGATGAGTTGGAGTTGAAGAAACAAGAGTTGGAAGCACGTATGGAACTTGACGGCTTTAAAGCAGCAACTACGATGCAACAACAGAAAGAAGCTATTGAGGCACAACAAGAACGTGAAGGTGCTCGTATGGGTATCGACATTGCCAAGGCTAAAGCACAGGAGAGAAAAATCAAATGATGGATAGCTTCGCAAGCGTATTGCGCGACAAAATACGCAAAGACATGAACGACTACACGGACGACATGGCAAATGGCATTTGCATGGACTTCGCTGCTTATCAAAAACTGTGCGGGGTAATTCAGGGTCTTGCCCTCGCGGAGCGACACTTACTTGACCTTGTAGAAGCAGCAACTAAAGAGGATGAAGACGATGAGCGAACTGATGCTACCTCCGGGTATTCAAATGCCGGAGCCAATACAACCAGTCGAAGAGCCAACCGAGGAAATCCCTATTGAAGACCGTGGGCGCATGTTACCCACGCCAACAGGATGGAAAATTCTTTGTGGTGTTCCCGATGTATCAGACAAGTTTGAAAACTCCAGTCTTGTAAAAGCGGAGTCGGTTATGCGTCAGGAAGAGCACTCAACCACTATTTTGTTTGTGCTGGCTGTTGGACCCGATGCGTACAAAGACACCGCCAAGTTCCCCAATGGACCTTGGTGTAAAGAAGGCGACTTCGTGTTAGTGCGTACTTACTCCGGTACTCGGTTCAAGATTTACAACAAAGAGTTCCGTTTGTTAAATGACGACCAGATTGATGCGGTCGTGGACGATCCACGCGGTATTACCCGTGCTTAATAGGAGTGTTATATGTTAAACAAGTTTAATTTTCCGGATGAGGATGACGACAGAAAAGTCGTTGCCCAAGAAGAAGACGATTCCGTAGTCATTCAGGCTGATGCCGAAGGTGATGTCGAAATTGAGATATTTGATGATACCCCTGTAAAAGACCGTGGCCGCAAGCCATTGGACAAAGAGGTGTCAGACCCGACTGACGACGAAATCGAAAACTATTCGGATAAAGTGCAAGCTCGTATCAAAGAGCTAACACATGCCCGTCACGACGAGCGCCGAATGAAAGAGTCCCTCTTGCGAGAAAAGCAAGAAATGGACAAACTCATGGCGTACCTGTCTGAAGAGAATAAAAAACTCAAGCAGACAGTTAATTACGGGCAAGAGGTATATATCTCTACCGCGACAGATGCTGCTGAAGCCCAGTTGCAAGCTGCCCGCCGTCAACTTAAAGATGCCCAAGAGTCTTACGACACCGACGCCATTATTGAAGCCCAAGAAGCTTTGATGGAGGCAAAGGTTAGAGTATCGCAGGTAAAAAACTTTAAACCGACCCCTTTACAAGAAGAAGAAACCGCGGTACAAAGAGAACCATCTCAACCCCAACAAGTTGCACCGGACGAGAAGACGCTGCGCTGGCAGGCAAAAAACCAGTGGTACGGTCAACCGGGGTTCGAAGAATACACCAGCTATGCACTAGGGCTGCACCACAAACTAGTCAACTCGGGGGTAGACCCTCGTGACGATGAATACTTCGCCCAAATAGATGGGCGCATGCAAAAGACGTTCCCCGAATTATTTGGCGGGAATGCTGAGAAAAAGCCTGAATCTTCACAGGTTCAATCCGAGGCTCCAAAAAAACCTGCGGCTGTGGTTGCTCCAGCGTCTCGTTCGTCTGGAACAAAGAAAATCCAACTTTCTACTCGGCAACTTGCCTTGGCTAAGAAATACGGACTAACCCCGCAGCAGTATGCTGCTGAAGTAGCTAAATTGGAGGTTTAAGATGGCTGACACTCGCACTCCTCGTGATCTCATTTCACGCGATAAAACCGCACGTGCTGTTTATGTACCACCTTCAGCACTGCCTGATCCGACTCCCGAACCGGGATGGTCTTACCGATGGGTAGCTACCCATGTTAACGGTCAGATTGCACCGACGTTCTCCATGCGTATGCGTGAAGGCTGGGTGCCGGTCAAAGCGGAAGATCACCCGGAACTCATGCTTCCGCCAAATGAAAAAGGTGAAGTCGCCCACGGCGGTTTGTTGTTGTGCAAGATGCCTACGGAGCAAGCGCAGTTACGTAATGCGCACTACCAAAAGCAGTCTGAAGACAATATCGAAGCTGTGGACAATACATTTATGCGCCAAAACGATGCTCGTATGCCTTTGTTTAATGAACGTAAGTCAACGACATCTTTTGGTAAAGGCAATAAGTAGTTCTTTTATTAACTAGGAGTAACCATGGCCTATCCGACTGTATCAGCCCCTTACGGGCTAAAACCGGTCAATTTGATCGGTGGTCAGGTATTCGCAGGATCAACTCGTCTAATGGAAATTGCAAGTGGTTACGCCACTAATATTTTTTACGGCGATTTGGTAAAGCGCGTATCTGATGGAACTATTGAAAAAGACACCGGCACCACTACTGCCACGCCGTGCGGTGTGTTTTTGGGTGTTCAATTTACCAACGCTGCTACTGGGCAAGTGCAAAATCAGCAATATTATCCAGCAAGTCAGGCGATTAAGTCTGGTACGCAGATTTTTGCTGTGGTTGCAGATGACCCTGACACACTGTTTCAAGTAGCTTCTTGTTCTGGCACTACTGTTATTGCTGCAATGGGCAAATCCGCCATTGGTAATAATATTGCACTAATTCAAAACGCCGGCTCTACCAATACTGGTAATTCCGCCGTGGCGATTGACGAAGGAACACAGGCAACTACAAACACTCTCCCCATCCGTATTATTGATGTGGTTAGAGATACGGCAACAGGCGCTGACGCTTTTGTTGAGTTTATTGTTAAAATAAACGCAACTATGCACCAGTACAACAATTCAACTGGCGTATAAGGGAGCTAAATCATGGCTATTTCACGCGCACAACTACTGAAAGAGCTGCTCCCCGGCCTGAACGCCTTGTTCGGTCTGGAGTATGCACGTTACGGCGAAGAGCACAAAGAGATCTACGAAACAGAGACCTCCGAGCGTTCTTTCGAAGAGGAAACCAAGCTGTCTGGCTTCTCGGCTGCTCCAGTCAAGAACGAAGGCTCTGCGATTGCTTATGACAATGCGCAGGAAGCTTGGACTGCTCGATACAACCACGAAACCATTGCCCAAGGTTTCTCGATCACTGAAGAAGCGATTGAAGATAACCTGTACGACAGCCTGTCTGGCCGTTATACCAAGGCTTTGGCTCGTTCAATGGCCTACACTAAGCAGGTTAAAGCGGCTGCAATTCTGAACAACGGCTTCACTGGCGGTCAATACGCTGGCGGTGACGGCGTGGCTCTGTTTGCAAACAACCACCCACTCGTTTCTGGCGGCACTAACTCGAATATCCCTTCGACCCCCGCTGACCTGAACGAAACTTCGCTGGAAAACGCTGTGATTCAAATCGCTGCGTGGACTGACGAACGTGGTCTGCTGATCGCTGCCCGTCCTCGTAAACTGATTGTTCCGCCGAGCCTGCAATTCGTTGCAACTCGTCTGCTCGAAACCAGTTTGCGTGCCGGTACCAACGATAACGACATCAACGCGATCAAGAACAACGGTTCGATCCCAGAGGGTTATACAATTAACCACTGGCTGACCGACACCAATGCTTGGTTCCTGACCACCGACGTTCCAAACGGCATGAAGCATTTTATTCGTGCATCGCTGGATACAAAAATGGATGGTGATTTCGATACGGGCAACGTGAGATACAAAGCACGTGAGCGTTACTCTTTTGGCTTCTCAGACCCTCTGGGTATGTACGGCAGCCAAGGCGCGTAAGGAAATGGGGGGCTTTCGCCCCCCATTTTTGTATGGTATAAAGCAGTAAATCCGGGAATACCGGTGCGAACGAATGGCTCCCGGCCAACTTTTATGCAGATCGTCGCACTAAACTCGCATAAAGAGGACAATTCAAATGGCACTTTCTACTACCCAAAGCATCTGGCGTTCGGGCGGCGGCGATCAAACTCGCACCGCATATTGTGGTTCCGGCGTTATGGCTGCTAAGTTCTACATTGACCCTTCCGCTGTCGATACTACTACCGTTAAAGTTTCTTCTGCTACTGGTGCTCCAGCCGTAGTCCTTCCTGCTGGCGCAGTTATTGTCGAAATTCAAGCTAACGCTGCCGGTACTGGCGGTACCACTCCTACATTTGATATGGGCTGGATTGGCTACACTGACCCCACCGCTCTTGATGCAAATGGTCTGTTGAGCGCCGCTGATGCTGACGCAGGTAAGCAAGTATTTAACTGGGCTTCCGCTACAGCGGGCGACGACATGGGTGTTGCTATGTCCCTGACTCAGATGGTTACGCTTACAGGCGGTGCAACTACTGGCGACGGCCCAACGGGCGGCTCAATCACCGGCACAATCCTGTATTACGTCACCGATCCGCTGGTTGGTCAGCAAAACGTCTAAGTAAAGGAGCATCATCATGATGCAGACAGACGTTCAATCAGCAGCATGTGCTGCGGGGGCTAGCACTACGGCATTTGCAGACCGTACTCGCGTACGCGCTATTGCGATTAGCCACGGTGCTACCCCCGGCTCTGTCACGATTAAGGACGGTGGTACAAGCGGTTCTGTGGTGTTTTCTTACACTACACCTGCTGTGGCGGAGGGCGTGTATATGCTTTTTCCGGGCGAAGGTATTCTTTGCGCCACCGACGTTTACGTGACTACACCTGCTGGTGCAACTGCAACGGTGTTCTATGGCTAGTACCTTATCGTCTATAACCCGTTTTGGTTTGTATGAACCGTTCGACCTTCAGGTTGCGCGGGGGCAGATCACGGGCCACAAGTCACTGTTTAAGTTTGGCAATAACCCAGACATCAATGGCTCACTTGAGACGATCTGGTCACACGGCGGGTTGTATGTTTACCCAACGTCAGCCATTCAGATGAAGGTATCTTCGTCTAGCGCAGATGATACTGCGCTGGGTACAGGCGCTCGGACGGTGTCTGTGCAGGGTCTGGATCAAGACTACAACGAAGTAGCGGAAACCGTTACTTTAACTGGGCAGACAGCAGTACTCACAACCACCACTTTTATTCGGGTGTTTCGTGCCTTTGTCATTACGGCGGGATCAGGTGGAACTGCTGCGGGTACGATCTATGTTGGCACGGGTACAGTAACTGCGGGCGTTCCAGCAACCGTCTATGCCGATATTCCTGTAGGGGAAAATCAAACGCTAATGGCGATATGGACGGTACCGGCTGGGTACACGTTTTATATGTACAGAGGCACTTTTAGCGCAGCATCGAACAATGCTGCTCAGTATATTTTGGGTAAGTTTATGATCCGCCCTTTTGGTGGCGTATTTCGTAATGCTGCCGATGTCACGTCAAACAGTAATCTAATACCGTATGACTTTGAAATCCCATTAGCAGTACCGGAAAAGGCGGATATTGAAGCACGGGCAATCGCGTTGTCGGGAACAAATTTCTATTCGACCGCCTCGTTTGAGGGCGTATATATCAAGAATAGCGGGACATAATCATGGCTAAATCACCAGCATGGCAGCGCAAAGAAGGTAAGTCCGAAAAGGGCGGTTTGAACGCCAAAGGACGGGCTTCGTATAACGCAGCGAATCCGGGGAAACCCGGTCTGAAAGCCCCCCAGCCGGAAGGCGGCGCAAGGAAAAAGTCATTTTGCGCCCGGATGTCTGGGATGAAAAAGAAACTGACTTCTTCGAAGACTGCCAATGACCCGAACAGCCGTATTAACAAATCTTTGAGAGCATGGA